AAAGAAACGGGCTGGGTTGAAAAGACAAAACCAACTGAACCAATTTATGTATTAAGAAATGAGGAGGAGAGTAATGCCTAATGTAACTGGATTTATTATTTTTAATAAAGAAACAGGGGCAAAATTGGCAACCCTACCATTAACTATTCCTATTGGTTCAACAGTAGAAGCATACGAAAAAGCAGGGCACAATGTTACTTGGGGTTGGGAGGAACAGCAATGAGCAACAAACAAGAAGTTTATTGCGGTGATTGCCTTGTATTAATCTCACAATGTGGGCACGGATATGACTTAAGACATGAGGCAAACATCACATCAAAGATAGTTGACAGCAGGTAACTGCCAATGATAATGTTTTACCAACACCAACAGACAGGAGAAATACAATGGCAACAATAACAATACAGGTTGACGATAAGAAATTGTGGAGCACAGTTTTTGGTGCAAGCCCTTTCTCTTTTGGCGACCATTTTATTGAGGCTGAATACTTAGATGATGCCGACTGGGAAACAGTAGGCAGAGTTAAAGTTGTAGCCCTTGATGAAAATGATAAGCGAGTAGAAAAGATAATTGGCATAGAAGATTTAGCCAAGGCTTTACCTATCGCTAACGAACAGGTCTATATGGACTTGTTTAACTTTGACAATTACGACAGTATCTGCGCTGATGCAGTAATGCAGGTGGCTGTTCTCGGCAAAGTAATTTACGGATAGTCCGTAGATTATTACTTAAGACAGGAGAAATGTAATGAACGCGACACAAGAAATAAAAGTAATAAGCAAACATCACGAAGAAACAAGTTGGAAGAGATATATTACTTTCAATTATAATGACGAAGAATATAAAGTCTTATTGTTTTGGGACGAGTTTAACGGGTATGAATTGTATTGGAGAAACAATGAAACCGAATTATTAAACAGTCTTAAATCACCACAATGGGCACTTGAGTGGGACGAAGATGCACACGATGGCAATAGTTTGGCATCATACTTAGATGAACTTACTTATGAAGAAAAGGAAACAAAATAAATGGGAGCATCACCAATATACAAAGTCTACGACCCAACGGGTGGGTATGTAGCATCATGTAAAGATACAGAAGGAGCATCGCTGTTGATGGATTTATACGGAGCAGGTAGCACTATCCGTTATGACCATCGCCTTATTGTGTGGACAGAAGGTATTGACGGGCGAGCCTCTAACTCTTACGATAACACTCGTGAGATTATCACTCAACGATTACTTAAAAGGTAATCCTTACTTAAGACAGGAGAACTACAATGACAAGGCGTTATCATTTTGTTATAGTGTTTGATGAAGAAACTAAAGAGTGGGATATAGATATAGACGGGGAAGAAGCACTATTCCCGAACGGAAGTATATTCAACTCAGAAACCATGAGTTATGAGTATGGCTATGCTGGTGATGGTAAATTCACAGGCATGGAGGAAGAACTAAGTGAGCATATTAGTGAACAGATGGATAACTGGAACTTAAGACAGGAGAAAGCCAATGCCTGACCTTGAATTTATATGTCGTTACTGTGATACTGTTAGAAAACAATTTATCTATCAGCAATCGTGGGAAAAATACATAGTTAGATGTCCTAAATTAAACTGCCATAAACCAATGTTGTTACTTAAGACAGGAGAAATATAATGTTAAAGGTATGCCCTAAGTGTGGCTGGAAAGTCAACATGTTAGATGAGTGTGTAGACTGTGGCTGGTCTGAGTTTAGTTGGAGTTCACTTGTAGAAAGTGCAAACAATTTAATCCGAATTAAGACAGGAAAGGAGGACAACAAATGAGTGATAATCAAGAGTGGCAATTTTGGTATTACAATAGAGTTAATCTTTTTTCTGAAAGATTAATTGCCCCAATGTTAGAGAAACAACAACCAACCATCAATGACTTAATAAAAGTTGAGGTTGAGGCAAATGGCTGAACCTCAATACTTAGATGGGGATAGTGTGGCACGCTCTTTATACGCATGTAGTCAATGTGATGCAGTAGAGTGCGACTGCACACCTGATGATAGTGGAACACCTGACCGTATGTGGGGAGATGAGGATTAAAATGTTTAATATCTTAAGACAGATACACCCGCACGCTAGATTATGGATAGTGTCAGCAGTAACTTTAGGTGTGTTATTAATTATTAACACGCCAATCGTAAACATAAATCACCAACCTAAAGGCAAAGTAATTGCATACTACAACAATGACTATCAAAGGTATGCGGTAGATAAATTAATTCAAATGGATATGCTTGAACAATACCCTTGCCTTTTTGAATTATGGACAAAGGAGAGTAACTGGCGACCAAAGGCACGCAACAAATCAAGCGGTGCGTTAGGCATAGCACAACTCATGCCTGCTACTTGGGTAAATATAGATACGAAACCTACACTCAATGGGTATAAACAAGTTGATGCTGGACTTGTTTATATTGAAAGAAAATATGGCAAGAAGGGTATATGCAGAGCATACGCCCACCATCTAGCAAAGAATTGGTATTAAAACATGAAGCCAAAACACCACAAAATACAAGAAGAAAAACAAATGTTAAATCAAGTAGGTGAACCAGTAACTCGTTATGTCTTAAGATACAACTCTAATTTATTTGAAAATGCTAGATGTATTGGCATAGATACCAGTGTATTCTTTCCAACACAAGATACTTTCACATACGCAGAAGAGAAAATGATTAACAAGATGTGTGATAATTGCCCAGCAATTACGGCTTGTTTGGAGTGGGGTTTAGCACATGAAAGATACGGAATATGGGGTGGCACTACACCAAACAGGAGAAAAAAATTAAGGCGCTTAATGAAAATACAGGTGGCTGAGTTAAAAAGTGTGATATAGTTCTACTTGAAAGCCCAGCAATACTCTCCTGTCTTGTTGGGTTTTCTTGTTTCTAAAGTCAGTATTTTATACTGTCAAGTTTAATTGTTTTTCGGGAGTGTTGCCGTTTAAGTTTTGTTAAAAAATAAAATTAAAAAATCTTGATTAGTATACTTATACCAAGCCAATCAAATTGGTTGGTGGTATATGACAGGAGAAACAAATGAGTGATAAACAAAATTGCATAGCAACCCCGTTAACTGCAGATGAAGATAGTATTGGTATGAGTTATGATACCAAGGTCTGTGGCAAGCAAGGTAATCTAATGTTGAAGTATGAACTGCGAGGCAGTTATTACGGAACAATAGTTCTTTGCGAAGAACACTCTGATAATGTTTGGAGTGAGATTACAAGGTTAATAGATGTAGATAACTTTTAATTAAGTTGTAAGAAGCCCCCGCTTTGGCGGGGGTTTTTTATTTGTCCAAGTCTAACTCTTTAGCCAACATAAATACTTCATCACTTAAGTCATCAAGAGTTCCGTCATTGTAAATAACATGGCTAACCATATAACTATCCATTGCATGTTCTGATGGGTGCCCATTGACTGCGTTAAGATTATGTCTGTTGATGCGCCATATAGAACCGCCAAGTTTCTTTATCGTTTCAGCCTCATTAGGAAATCTAACATCACTAACTACGACCTTGCTACTGCCATCTAAATTCTTTAATGCTATGTCAATCCAAAAATCTAAACCAAACATTTTACGACCAACCTCTGTGCCAAATACCTGAAGTAATCTACGAACCTCTTGGTTCTGCTTGGCTACATCCCAACCATACTCATCCACATATTCTGATAAGCGAGTAACATTATCTAGTTTAGGACTTAAGACATATAATGCTTGGCGCATAGGGTCTGCAAATGAAACTCTTTTGTATCCGTAATTAAGACACAACAATTCTGCGACAGTATCTTTACCACTGCGTGCGTATCCACTTAAACCAATTATCATAAGCCGAGTTTAATAAATATTTCTAATACAAGTTTATAAAACTCTAAGTCCATCACCATCATTTGTAGTTCCCACAAAATAGATTCCATTTCAGTCCCCTCTTTCTTCTTGGTTTCTTATTTCTGCTTGTGCTTGTGCATTGCTACGAATACGCCTACGCCCACGCCATATTGGTGCTTCACCACCTAGCCTATCTTGTAACTTATCTAAGGCACGCTTAACACGCTTACGCATGGCTTCTTCGGTGGTTTCATAACTTTCAGCAAGCGCGGCAAACTCCATACCACCCTCTGAATAACGCAAACGGAGCAAGTCTTTATCATTTTTGTTTAAACGATTTACCGCTGCTGATACATCTGATAGTAACGCCAATCTATTACCACCTTCGGAAGGTTTACTAGAGTGTGAAGTAAACTCTGTTCTCATATCAGGTGCACTAGCCCAGCCAGCATACTCCCACACATCACGAAGTAACTCATGTAATACCACATGGGTATAATAAAAAGTATCCGACATTGGAGCGCGTGAGTGTTGCGCTCTCTCTTTGGCTACATATTTTTGCGCTTCATTATAGAAAGTCTTACGCAATTTATACTTTAAACTTTCCTCACCCTGCCATTGTTCAATCTTGTGCCAGTGTTCTAACGCCCACAAGGACATGTGCTGGTATAAATCATCAGTACTTACAAGCCCACGATGGATTCTATTAGCACGGCTCGCCACTTGACGGGCTATACTATAAATGTTTTCCCAAACTTTATCTTGTTCATCCATCTGTTGGCTTATCCTTGTGCTCTCTTGTTGCAGTCATTAAATCATCCACTGTTATCAAGTAACCTTTACTTAAGTTAGGTGGTATTTCGCAGGTTATATCCCTACCAAATTTATCTACGGCATACCTAAGTACAGGTGTAGGTACCAAGATGACCGATACCTGTAGAACGAAAGCCCAATAGGAAGCCTCCGTAACTGAAAGCCCTGAATCTGCCCATGCTTCGGTCTTTTTAAAATAGCAGGAAGTTTCAATGTATAGATTGTTTGTTTTGTACCACTTTCTATCTCTCTTGACTTCCACAGTTCTACCTTCGGTGAGTAATTCTTCAACAAGTTTTTCTCCTTTTCTCCCGTATCCAAAGTCTAAATCAAACGCTGAGTTTTTTGTCAAGGTGTAATACCCACACGCCTGCGTAAACCATCCGCGCCTTCTGTTAAGAATACATCATTAACATCTTGGTTGTCGGGCATAAACACAGGAAAAACATTATCTAATTCCCTGCTGATATTCTTTGCCATTTCCCTACCAGCATTATCGCCATCACAAAACAACATTATTTTATCCCAGCCATCAAGTACACGGGAGTAGTAATGCTTCCAGTTGTTTGCCCCAGGCAAACCAACCGCAGTAAAGCCAACCTGTGAGGCGATGATGGTATCAATCTCACCTTCACATACAACTAACATACCACTGTCTTGATTTAATGCAGTTATGTTGTATATGTGGG